TGATGAATCTGTTTTGTCTATTGAACGTAATGCCGAAAAAATTTTCCCAAAGGTTTAAATCCATCCCATTTTTTGATTAGATTTTAATCAAAGTTACGACAAATTTTTAAACATCGACTGCACAAATATTGATAAACCTGCTAAACAATCGGGAGCATCATCGTTTTTATTCTTTCCTTCCTTGCTAAATGATAGTATATTTTGTATAAAAAGTTCGCTCATATTATCCCCATTTCGTACGAAATTAAACCGTGACATGATGAATGCCGACTGCATGATGATCCTTGTCATTTTGTTCGTTGTGTTATGGACCTGGAGAATCCTTGTTCCGGTGTTCCTTTGAAGCTCACGGCTGAACATTGCACCCATCGAATTCGATTCCACCCTGCAATATGTCACTTTCCATTTGCTCAACTTTTCAGCGCATAAAGGGATTGTGATATCGGTGTTATCCCGCGTCATGAGATAGTCAACTATGTACAATTCACGCTTTATCACCGCACAAATGGCGAGTGCCGTATAGTCTGCACCCTGATCACTCACATCAATATACCCAACACAGCCTTCTATTTGGTCCTTTATGGCTTCGAATTCATCCGCTTCAATGTATTTCAGTTCGTTGAATAATCGACCTTTCATATCAACCGGTGTCTGCATGTATTCCGCTTCCCATATTTCAGGAGCCATGCGCTTCTTTATACGTTCGTATTCTTCCGTTGTCATTACATCCTCGCAAAAGGATTTCCCATTTTCATCCATTGCAGGAATGATCACCGTGCGATCGTATGCGCCCTGCTCCATGTTTCGACCAATCACATCATTCATGGACCAGCGTGTACCGATGTCGATCCTGGCGCATCCTGATTCGAATCGTGAATCATGAGTTGATTCTTTCCATTGGATGATTCGATCGTTTATGGTGTCGCTTAAAGCATCTTCAAGACCTCGATAAAGGTCATCTGTTATAGCCACGTTTGATGCTCCAAACCCGATAATGGTACCGCCAACACCAGCACCAAAGTAACCGACTTGTTTAGATGTGTTGGTATTCCATCCCTGAAGGTTTGATTTGTCATCCGATAGGTGAACGTTAGGAAATACCTTCCGGAATTTGTCGCTCTTTAATATGGCCCGAACATCGTAACTGAACTTTTGGTATAGGGTTGACGTACATGTGTTACGCATGACTGACCTTTCCGGATTTCGACCAATGGTCCATGCACAAAATAAGGATGTGATGTAAGACTTTCCCGACCTCGGTGGCATCGATACCGCCAAAGACTTTATTTCCTTGTCCTCAATGGCTTGAAAACCATCTGCAATATCTTTGAGAAAGGTTCGCTTCGAAAAGAAATCAGGATCAATATACATGCAAAAAGCCCATAACTCTCTTCGGGATAATTCACGTTTGAGTAAGTCATAAGCCTTTTGCCGTTTTTCGTCATTCATTTCCCTTCAATAGTTCCTTTAGTTCATCCGTTGTCAGTCCTGAAAGGTCAATATCTGTATTCGTTTGTTCGATCTGTTGAACGGGTGCGCCATAGCCTGAATCCATCAAAGCCTTGTATGCATTCACATCACCTTCCCTTGCCTTTTTGATGAGTGCCAATGTCATCAGGTCTTCTTGTGACATCGTTTCTTCTTGTCCGGTCAATGGGTTTTTAAGGTTTTGATTGACCTGGAGCCAATGCCGTGCAATGGTGCTTCTGTTCTTTGATCCCTTTGGTCTTCCGTTAGGGTTTCCGCTTTCGCCTTTTTCCCAACGTGGCTCTATTTGTCCTTTGCCTGCCATGTTCGTTGTAATTTCGTTGTTTACTTTAATTCAAATGATGCAGTTATTCTTTCTGCATAACCTGCTTTACCCATTTTATTTTTACCCGCATGTATCCTTCCATAATGATGGCAATTCCAGTTAATTGATTTTCTTAAAGCATATATTAAACTTGGACTGGAAGTGTTTATTGTATATCTGTTTTTTTGTTTTTTATATATCTGACCAACACTTTCTAAAAATTTTATACCAAAACCAGCTCCTTGATAATCTGGTAAAATAACTAACCTATGTACCCTTTTTTGTCCTTTCATTCTACTTGGTTGTGGTAATACGCTTAAAAATCCAGCAACCTGATCATTAACTACGGCTATAAATACATTTGCAGCGTTATTATGCGAGTGACTTAAATAATGGTGTTTAGCAAACATTTTCCAAATGCTTTTATCTCCGTAATTGAATATTTCAAATTTGATATTTGGTCTATTTTTTTTTTGCCCTTCAAAACTTTGAAAGGTCATTGTGTCGGTATTAAATACCCAATCAGGCAATAACCAATCTTGAACATCAAAGTGACAAGTAACGGCAATAAATTTTTTATCCGTTTTTCGTATTGCTTTCTGCATCGCAAACGATCCTATTTGTGCAACATTCCTATCAACAACACTTGTAAATTCGTCAAATACAAATAATTCGTTTTTTTCTAATATAGCACGTGCTAAATCAACCCGCATTTTTTGACCATTACTCAATACAGAATATGGTTTTAACCAACTTGGTGGACTTGAAAAGCCTACTGAATTGAATGCTGATGTTATTTGTTCAACGCTACATTCTGATGGCATATCATCTAATACGGTTTCTGCATTATAATCGTAGGATGTAATATAGGCATCTTCAAATAATTGTTTTGCAATTGTAGTTTTTCCGGTTCCTGACTTTCCTACAATTAAACCTATTTGCCAATTATTTGGAATATCAATATCTCCTTTAAAGTGTTCGATTATCTGATCTGATTGTAAATCAAATTTTCCAATGACAGATGCAACCCTAAATGTCTGCTTTGGTTTTACTGATTTTATAATGTCAAAAGTCGGCATTCGTATCCTAATTCAATTAATTTATTATAAGTTTTTTCCTGGTGTTCTTCATCGTGGCATATTACTTCGATCCTGAACATACTTTCAATTGAATCTGAAAGGTCTTTTAATTCAATATCTTCATCCGCATTTAAAATAATTGGCAAATCTAAACCCCACTCATCGAGTTTTTCCGCATCCCATTCGTTTGCTATTTGGTCCCAGTCCCATTCACCGAATCCAACATTGTCTTTAATTAGGAATTCCGCTTTTTGTTCCTCCGTCCATTCATCAGCAAGGATGATCGGTATTTCCTTCAATCCGATTTCCTTACATGCTTTCAAACGCATATTGCCTCCCAATACTACAAACTTTCCATCCGTATCAGTAAAGACTATTAAAGGTCTTTTGTTTAACATGTCAGGGAATTCCTGGATTGATTTAACAAGTTTCCGGAATTTGTCATCTTTGATGATTCTCGGGTTCTTTGGGTTTGGTTTAACCTCTGTGATTTTTACTGATTTCATTTTTTAAAATTATCCATTAAGTAAAAATTTACGTTCTTCATTCGTGCATAATCGTCATTATAATCGATCGGAAGATCATATTTCTTTTCTTTTATAACAATAGAATGTTTCAATTTATATTTTTCTATTAATTCGTCATTTCTACCGCCATAACTTGCCGTTAAAGTCAAATTATTTGGTATGTTATCTAATCTATTTACCCAATATTTCAAGCTTTTTGTATATGCCCAAAATTCTACTTTCGGATTTTCATTCGCAATATCAATCCACATATCAAAATATTGTTGATTAAAAAAATCACCGCTTGCGTGAATTCTTACTGCTTGACAATTTTTAGGTAAAATTGGTTTATTACCATTTAAAACGTAATCATAGTTATTCCACCTATGGTTTCTAACTGCTGGAAACCTTTCCGGATTTGCTGCATAACATTTATATTGATTTGACTTATTATCAAATTTTCCGGTCTCTTTATTAACCTTTACCAAACATTCTAATGCAAAAGGACATGTATGCCCGGTAGGTAAATTCCATTCATAAACAATTCCTGAATAGTATTTTGTGTTTTTGACAAATTTCATTGTTTAGAATATCCAAGTGATGAGATAATAGATTCCGGTAATTGTCGCTACAGATAGGATCCGAAGGAATGAACCCGTCATTGCCTCGTTTGATTCGAACCAATGGGTGATTTTCTTTTGTTCCAGATGCGGAAGAATAATCAGTAATGCCCTATCTGCAAAGTATATCAATGCGAATAATGGCATGAGTGAAAGTCCTAAAGCTATTTTGATTTTCTTTTTCATTGTTTCCCGTTTTTATCGTTTGGCTTGGAGGGGATGCAGGAGAACCTACATAATCGTCAAATCACAAAACCAACTTCACACCCCCTCCATTGTTATTTAACCAAACCTAACATCAAACATTACAAATGTAAGTTAATTTTCAAATGAATTGCGACTGAATGCGATGTAAATGTATTGCCCTATGTGATGCGACCAAAGGATTCCGATTTGATTTTTCCGCAAAACCTGGAGGATCTCGCTTTCGTTCACCTTGTTTTCAATGCATATTGTCGGAATCGTTGCCGTATAGTAATCACATGCGAATCCGATCATCACAAAGTCATCAACTTCCAACGTAACAATGGTTGCCAACCACGATTGGGAAGGCACACCATTGATGTATTTGTCGCATTGTTGCATTGTTTTTCGGCTCAATTTACGAGTTTTTGTGTAAATATTTCCCGATTTTCTCGATTGTCGATGAGTGCAGCCCCTTTTTGTTGTCCGGGGTGTTCATGTACATCCAAAGTTGTGACTGATGCACACCGCTTTCCCTACTGAAGGATGCGATTGACATCCCGTTTTTTGTGATGTGGTCCGTTATCATCTTTCGAACTATGGAATTTATGTTGCTTAATTCTTTTGATGTCATGGTTTCCGCTTAAAATAGATCATTATCGTTCCCATACATGTGCTGATCAAAGTGATCCTGCGCTATTTCACCACGCAACCCGGATACATGCATCTTTTCCGATGTGTTTTGCATTGGTTTGGATCCCACTTGTTCAATGGTCCAACCCTCATCTGTATTAAAACACTTTTCAATTCCATCGTTTCCGGTCCATAAGCGACCTTTTAAGTTGATGTTGATAGATACATCCATTCCGACCTTTGCGTTGTCCAGAAGCCCCGTTTTATCGTTCGTAAACTGAATCACTCGATGGTTCTTGTAATTGCCCTGCGTTGTTTCAAGTACGATTTCTCGTTTCTTGAATTTTTCGGATAATATTTGCTCTTTTCCGATGCTGTGTACCTTTCCGGTTACTTTGATAATTTCACTCATATTTCTGTTTTTAAATTGTTTTTATTTGATTTGATAACAAAGCATAAGCGACACTAAAGCGATCGCCTATGCGACTGTTATGTTCAATTAAATATTTTAAATAAATAAAAGCCACCGCACTTCTCAAATTTTTCAAATTTGTAAAAGGATTTGTTCATTGTCAAAATTGGTTTTTTCATTGCTCCATATTGTTTCAATGGTTTGTTTTACCATTCCGTTTAATTTACTTAATCGTTGGAATGGCAACCAATCAGCTTTATCATTTTCACACACTATTACTTGTCCGTTTCTGTTTTCGCAATACTCTTTCAGTTTTACATAATCAATATCGCTGTGTTTATAATTTCGCCTTGTTACATATTGATACGGTGGGTCAATAAACCAAGTCGCTTCTACATTCTCAATATCTTCATAACTTCCAAGCACTATATTCCAATGCTTTATTTTAAACAATGAAGATGCAATCCGTTTCTTGTCCTGTTCCCAATTATTGAAATTTCCACTTACAGAGCCAACATATCCATTACCTCTTGCCGAGCAGAAATATATTAATGACCTTTCAGCGTCAGTCAATCCAATTAGTGTATCAAGTTTCGTTTTTGGTAATATATTTGGCAACCCAAGTATATCAGCCTCACTTGCACTTTGCAAATACTTCCATATCCCAATAATGCTTTCGTATTTGTCAACTATTGTCACTTCATTTTCAAAATACTCTAAAGCGTATCTTGCACTCCCAGCAAATGGTTCAATAATTTTGTTGTGTTTTGGTTTTGGATACAACTTTACCAATTTTGATTTACTTCCGAAATAAGAAAACATAAAATCCTCCCTTTTTTATTTATTTAAAATATTTAACTGCCCCTCGCTCGAAACCCCTACACACCAACATAACACCGTATATACGCTATTCTCCCACCCACAAGCAACGCACAACAACGCATATACTTTTTCGTTATGCAAGTTCGTAAATAGAATCGTAATACTCCCGGCAAAGTACAATCCGTTGCCTCATTGCCTCAATCACTTCCTCATCCCTTTTGATGATGAACTTCTTTACTCGCTTTTCCAAAGGGATATGGTCAAATATATGTTGTTTCCGGATTCGCTCATCGCACATTTCCTCGATTTCCAGTTCACTCATGTTGCGATATTTTGGTTGTGCTGAACAATACCAAATTTCCCTCCGGATTTCATCGTCAATGATGTGATCAGGGGTGTTCGTTAGGCAGTAAAGTAGTTCCGCTTCTTGTCGGTTTGATAGCCACATGTATGCCTGGAGCTGAAAAAAATAGGCTTTGTTCGGGACCTCGGTTTCGAAAAATGGAAAATTAGATCCTTTGAACGGGCATTTGATATCGGCTAAAACGTAGTCAGTAAGGATGTCACATTCCCCGGAAACGTAGTCATTGAATAATCTTTGCTTGACTATCTCATTAATTCCGAACCAACCGTATAATTGCGATGCCATTTCAATCCCGATTTCCTCGTTTTGCGTTCCCTTTTCCATCTCTTTCGAGGTAATGTGCTTTTCTATTCCGTACTTGTTAAATAGTACGGCTTCCTGAATTGCCGTTTTTGTGGTTTCTGAAAGACTTTCTCCCTTCGTTCGGGGGTTAGTCATTAGCGCACCCATTTGCGATGCTCTGGCGATAAATTCGTGCTTCATGATGTTATGCGTTTAGTTCGTTTAGTACGTTGATCTGTTCGGGAGTTAAGGAATACTTGTCGAAAAAGTATTGAACCGTATATTTTCCGGCATTGATTGCGCCAACTGCTGAAATGAATTGCTTCTCATTTAAGGTCAATACTTCCGCTTTCTGTTCCTTTACGGCTTTACTTGCCTCATTGCCATCATCATCCACCGCCTGGAGGCTCAACATCGTTTGCAATGATCCCCTTCGGTAGTAAGTTATGGAAGCAATGAGCTTCTGTGGATCTTGAATGTTCGGTAACTCCAATGAACTTTCAATGCGTTCACCCGTTTCAATGTCAATTATCTGACTGCATACATGATTCCCTTGAATCGGTTGCAATAACAAAAGGTTGTATTTATGCAGGATTGGTTCGACCGCCTCGATAATAGTGTTCAGGTCGGCATACTTTGATTTGAAAAATGGATTGTTTGATCCCTTTGTGATCTTTCCGATTTCCTGCTTTGCGCACCATAGTTTGTACCAAATGGTTTGTGGCTTTGGAATCGCATCCTCGAATGTTTGTGTTTCGGTTTGTTTTTTCATTGTTTGATTTATTAAAGGTTAAATATTGCTTTTATTACTCGTTGGAACCAATTTAGTTGTTTGGTTTCAACATGCTCATGTGATATGAATTCGCTTACCATTGAACTATCAGGTAAAGGTTGTTTAATAGGAATGTCAGTTGTTTCCGGTTTCTGTTGCTTCACTCGTTGCTCCCATTCGATGTGCGTTTCCTTTCGGATGCGGTGATTAGGTTTCGACCTTTTGAACAATTCGCCCTGAACCTTCTTTTTCTTATCAAGTTCAATGTGATATTGCCTGATTGCCAAACGGATTTGGATGACCATTTGGATGCTTGGTTCTTTACCAATCCATGTCATTCCGCTTTTCGTTCTGGAAACTATTCCCATTTGAACGAGCATAGAAAACACTTGCTTTCCGATTTTGTGCTTGTTTGCGAGATCCGATACATGTACTTTCGGATTCGTTTGCAGTTCGCTGTACAATTCAACGAAGGCTGCGAGATACTTTTGATTCGTTTGATTCATGATGTTGACGTTTTAATTTTGACAAATATAAACAATTTAAGTTAATATACTATAAATGGAAAGGAAAATTTTACATTTCCTTCAACTTCCTTTTGAATTCTGCAATGATTCCTTTGAGTTCATCGATTGAGAATTTCCGCAATTTGTAGGCATCTTCTCGCAAGATAGCGAACTCTTCTGGACCGATCAACTTTTCAAGCCTTACACCGTACTCGATCAGGTTGCCCGAAAGATATTGATTGCAAGTGATACACGAACTATGCACATTATTCTCATCAAAGCGCACATTCCAATGATTATTTGCGTTGTAGTAATGGGATGCGTTTACCCTTCCGGTGATTTTTTTTCCACATGATATGCAAGGTTTTCCGGAATCCCTTTTGTTTATGTATGCATTGAATACTTGTTGTGCCATTTTAACATAGTCCTGGACCGTTAACATTTCCGCTTTCGCTTGTTTTTTCTTTTTAGTCCATGCCTTTTGTTTTTCGGTTTCAACCCATACTCGTATGCATTCCGATTTTTGGCAGTACTTTTCCAACGTGGACCGGATCGGAGTGAATGGATCCCGGCAGTTTTTACATCGTTTCATAATGGCAAATTTGCAATTATTTTTTCAAGTACTCTAACTGTGATTGAATTACCAGCTTGTTTGTATGCTTGAGAATCCGATACAACTGAAAAATCAAATGTATCTGGAAAGTCTTGTAAACGGAAACATTCACGGGGGGTTAATTTACGAATTTTATAATCTTCAATAACGCTTGGAATATGCCCCCCACCTTTTGCAGTCCTTATTGTTGGTGAATACTTTGTAAATATTCTTGCTTCATTTTCATTAAATCCTCCATATATATTATGTATTATAATATTATCAGAAATGTCTATTGATCCGCTTGATTTAGTTAATGTTGTAGCATAATCATTTTCTGTGCGGTAATTTATTTTACCAGTGTTAAAGTTGTCACTTCTTGTTTCTAAATATGACAACATTTTTTCACTCAAAAAATACTTGTCATCCACTTGATTTTCAAATACATCCCTCAATCTTTTTGTTAAATGCTCTTCGATAGGGAATCTGAAATTGTTATCATGATCATCCCGAATTCCGATAATAAAAACCCTTTCCCGATTTTGTGGCACACCGTGTTCTTTTGAATTTAACACTTTCCAATAAACGTGATAAGGTACGGAATCCTCATAAGGGAAAAGAACCGGAAGACCGTTAACGGATTTTCCTCCGAGCATATTGATCCACTCGCTGAATGTTTTACCGCCATCATCCGACAGCAATCCTTTGACATTTTCAAAAATGAAAAAACGTGGTTTGTTCTTTTGAATGAATTCGTGTGAGTTAAAGAATAGGATACCACGTTTATCCTCTTTGCCTAATCGTCTCCCTGCCATGGAAAAGGCTTGGCATGGCGGTGATGACACATAGATATCAAGTGATTCAGAAGGAATTTCACGTTCATAAACATCCTTTGGATAATATGGAGGTTCACCGTGGTTATGTGCATATGTGATTCTGGCATATTTATCCCAATCACATGCATAAACGGTTTGTACTTTAAATACTTTGTTTTCCGCTACTCTTCCAATTGCGTAATCGAATGCACCAACACCGGAAAAATCACTTCCTACTTTTATCACCTTCATATTCCTTCCATTAAATTCTTTACTTGTTCTTTGAGCTTTTCGTTTTCGAATTTCAAATCCATCGATACCTTGTGATAGTTGAAATTCATTTGATTGAGCCGTTTGATTTCCTGCTCCATTTCCCGTAAAACATGGTTTACATCGATCATGTTGTTCAGATGTTTAGTCATTCCGGTGATGTATTCGCTTTCCGGTTTCTTTCGTGTCACTTCCTCAATCGATAATTTCAGCGACTGGATAAGTGCCTGGATGTCGATTTGTGCTTTTAGTATTTCAAGTTGTGCCATGTTGGTTTTTTAAAATGGTGTATCATCAGGTTTCTCATACCAATTCACCGGTTCGATTCTTTTAATTTCGTTATCTCGTTTCGAATATACTGCATTTCCAAAGTAGTCCTTTATGAAATATTGATATCTCGATGTATCTAAATACATTTTATAGATTCCGTTTTTGCTTACTCCCTTTGGTTTGCTTTTGGCAATCCTCACATGCAGTTCGTTATCGGCATACGGTCCGAGTTCGCTTTCCGATACCCCTGCCGGTGGCCTCCATAGTGTCAACATACACAATCCTTTGCGGAACCATACTTGTCCCCCTGCCAAATCCCGTGCCGTGGCCGGAGGATAATACGTCACCCCATCCTTTGTGATTGGTGTTTGATCCCTAACGTGTGTGATAATGCAGTTGTGCCGATTGGTTTTCTTTGCGTTCTTTCTCGCATGTCCTAAAATACGGCTCAAATATTTATCCTCCCGGCCGAGATCCTGCGCTTCGAATTCCTCGGTCAGTTCATTCCATGGATCGATTGTCGTTGTGTGAATAGTTATTTGCAAATCCCTTTCTATTTTATCAATCATTTCGTAAAAGTCTTTGACTGTTAAATCATCAGCACCTGGATCCACTACAATAAAATGTTCATTGATAAAGTATTCCGCTTTTGATCGTTCCGCTTCGGTCATGGAATACTCGCCTTTAATAAACGGCTTTCCGATATATTTGTGGCAAAGTTCCGCAAATATTTCTTTTACATCACCCGTTTCAGGTGAGAATACAACGTGATTCCATCCATGTAAGCATGACAAGTTGATAAGTATTTCAAACCAAAATTCCGTCTTCCCTGATGCCGGTGCAGCTCCGATGTATGTTGTTGCTCCGAGTTTGACCGTGTACGGGAATTGATCCCATGTCCAACCAACCGATGCGCCCCGTTCAACTCCCTTTTCCCGGTAGTGATCGAGTTCCGTTTTTATCGTTTCAAGTTTCTTGTACATCAGTCAAATACTATTGGATGAAATGCCGTGATGATCTTTTCTTGTTTAGTCACCTCCGAATACTTTTCCAATATTTCCGAACGGCTAAAAAATTCAGGGGTGCAATACTTGTAATTGTGATCCCGATGGAATTGGTCTTTATGGCAGTTGTTTATGGCATTGGTGATGTCGGATTTTTTATACCCTTCTTTCATCCTGGCATTGTACTTTTTGCGGATTGGTTCGGTTATCGTTTTGAATTTACGGCCAAAGGTATTGTTGATGTATGTCAATAATCCATCAAAATCAATTTTCTCAATAGTCGTTCCGTTTATAAACGGGACAATATTAAAATCATTGTTATTGTTATTGTTATTGTTATTGTTATTAGTTCCGCTTTTGCTTCTTGTTTGCTTCTGTTTTGCTTCCTGTTCGCTTTCAGTTTGCTTCGACTTTGGTTTCTTTCCGTTTTCAAACCGCTTAATGTTTGCATCTATTTGTGGTTTGATTAATGTCCAGAATGAGGCAGGAACACCGGTCAATTCAGGTTCCTCAAAATTCAATCCATAGGAAAAAATCGCATTGTAAATTTCACATTGATCCGCTTGTGATAGGTTCTTTATTGCATCGTAAAAGCTCCTATAAAATATCATTGTATCCCTCATAAAAATATTGTTCGTTTTCAGGCATAAAAAAACCCGATCATTTTACTCACGCATCTCACTTCGCTTTCAAATAATCGGGCAGTAATTCCCTTAAGTTTCTATAATGTGAGATGGAAACCGTTTACAAATATAAAACTATTTTATCAATTCCGATACATGTTTCAAAGAATATTCCATGCGATAATATGCTCCGGTGTTGTCATCGTATTTGCTTTGTTCGGAACTGATAGGATAAAGCTTATCTTTAATCCAGGACCGCCAATTGATTTGAACCTCCGTTGCTTTGTGAAATGGCTTTGATTTCATGTGATGAATAACCGCATCATGTCGATCAGGTGAGCCGTAAAGCATTGTTCCGATGTGTGATGTTGTGTAACCTTTTGCCCTTAATATTTTACAGATTTGCCTTTTCATTTCAACGTAGTAACCGCCTCGGTATTTGTACCGGAAATATTCTGCAATCTCATCATCTGTTAAGTCGATTCGATTATCGATGTACCAATCCCAACTCATTGCTGATTGATTGCATTTAAGTAGTCCAGGTAAAGAGATACATTGAACGATCCCCCTTTGTCATTGTGTACCGATTGATTTTTCCACCACCGTTTCATTCGTGCGATGTTTGGCTTTAATGGAATGTAGTTGTTGATTTTGATGTTATTCTGTTTCATTGCTCCCGTTTTTAAAGGTTTCGTTGTAGTATTGTCCTGCTGTAATATCCTCATTACAAACTCCATGATCATAAGCATCTATTATCTGTTCTTTCTCCATTTGTGTGGCTTGAAACATATCTTCCCCTTTCAATGTTCCATTTTTAACCCATGTATCAATTAAAAATTCTACTGCTGTTTGTTTCATCTTATTCTGATTTAAAGGTTTCGTTAAAATAATCTTTTCCGGTGATCGTCTCCAGGTCCGTTTGACCGTTGTTGATTTTGTCCTGATTGAGTGATCCGTTCCGATAGCCTTTATCAAATGCCCTGCGGATGTCATCCTTTTCGGATTCGTAAAGTACATCGCAATAGTGCAAAAGAGATTCTTTAATCACATCGCTGATGCTTACCGAGGAAAGTTGTTCGATGCTTTCCCTCATTCGTTCGATTGTTGTTTTCATTGCTGATTAGTTTGTTGGTTAGTCATTTCCGTTTTTGCTTGTTTCTTTGCCTTGTGTCGCTTTACGGCTTTGATCGTTACCGATGTTAATGCCAACCCTCCTGCGATAAGCATGGAGTAAATAAAAAAATTAACTGCTTTCATATTGATTTGATTTTGATTACTGATTTGTGCATTTGTAGTTCAAAGGTTGCCCGTGTCATTGCGTGATCCTTGTCATAAGCCGTTACCTTGCATGATTTGAAAG